CCGGGATGCTCGATGCAGCCATAGCCAAAAAGTTGAGCATGGAGATCGGCGAACTGAACCGACGCTGGGATTCTATCATGGCCGAGATTCACAGCCAGCAGAGCAATGGTTACAACAACCTGCGTGAGCAATACACGGTGCTCTGTCATCAGTATCAACTGTTGGGTGAGTCGCTCAAGATCGTGGCGTCCGTCCTGGCGGCCACCATGCCGGATGATGAGATGCTCGCACTGATTGCCGAACACCCGCAGGAGACGATCAAGAATCTGAGGGAAAGAGCGATTGTGTTGCGTCCGTATGCTCCAGGCCCGGACATCGTGCCGAGCATCAATGATGATCCGACCATGAGTTAAATCGCCCCCCCCATCCCCATGCGAAAGAATAAACCAAGCCGTGCGACCGCCAAAACATTCCGGCTCCAAACCAGGATTGAAGCCAAAGTGTTTCTAGAGATTAAAGCCAAGAGCCGCAAGGATGCGATCCGCATAGCCAATGCGCAGGAGATTCCGCTCCAACACGGTTATACCAAGGGTGCCAACGTAGCCAGGCATTTGGTGCTAGAAGCCGACAGTGGACTCATTTACTTCGACCATGATTCCGCGCGCCACGCGCTTCGGTTCAAATGACCCCAGACCTCTTTTTCGATTACGGCTGCACGGTGATCCTGCTCATCGCGATCCTCTATTCCGTTCTCGCGTTTCTTGGCGTCTTTGACGACGACTAACACGCCCATGACCCCAGAGAACTTCCCGCAAGCCAACAGCATCTTCGGTCCGCCGGAGGGAATGGCCGAATCGCAGGTGAGCCAGATCCACTCCTACGTCGGTTCTGTCAACGGCGGTTCCTGTGACGGTGCACCCGTCGTTATCACAGCATGGCGGCCATCACCCGAAGAACTGGAAGTGCTCAATGCCGGCGGGCTCGTTTACCTGAGCTGTCTCTACGCCCTGCCGCCGCACTTTGTGGGAGTCAATTTCCAGCAGTGTCTCAGCGTAGCTTAACTCCTCTAAGCCGACCGCCCTTTCCGTGTGGCCTTCTCAAATCTGCGAGTCAAAAAAGTTTCGCTTTCCACTTGATACGGCCGCTGATTCTGTTAGGAGCCCGCCCGAAAGGCCGGTGGGATCGTGCCATCTCACCGCCAGAAACAGCGTTGAATGAAACGATTATCCTGGGCGCTTCCAGCGCTTGCAGTCCTGCTCCTCTCCATCGGTTGTTCTTTGCTGCCATCCCAGAAGCATGACGCTGCCGCCACCAAGGCCGTTGATTCCATCGCCAGCCAGCAGTCAATCTCGATCGAGAAAACGGTAGACATCAGCCCTCCGCGTTGGGTTGTGCCTGGGCCGATTCTTGATGCGCCTTCCGCGTCCGTAAACGGGAATGCTCCTTCCCCGTCCGAGCCGCGGAATTCCAAGAGTGGCATCGCTCCTCAGTCAACCTCCTCACCATCGACCCTCCCTCCGTCGAAAGCCGATGCCACTCTTCCTTTGCTGCTGTCGCCATCCTATCACGCGGAAGTGAAGCTCAACTCGAGCTCCGGCCAGACGGGCGGATCGGCGACGCAGGCGGCGTCCGATGAGAAGAGCACGCTTCCTGCCGGTGTGAAGCTGATCCTGCTAGGTATCGGAATCGTGGTGGTAACAGCCGGTTTGATCTTCGCCTGGCGCCACCTGAAAACAACGGCGGTTGGGCAAGGAATCGCGCTCGGTGACGCCGCCCTCAAGAGCCAGATCGATATCATCCGCTCGAAGCTTGCGACGACCACCGATTCTGCTCGACAGGCCGAGCACAACGCCGCCATCGCCCAACTGGAAGCAGAGCGCGGCAAGCTGCAAGCCAATGCCCCATGATGATCGCGACCCGCCATAACCCTCTCGACCACCTATGCACGAGCTTGATGGCCTGCGCGAAGAAATCTCGCGCCTCACTGACGCCGTATTCGGCAACGGCGAGCCGGGACTCAAAAGCGATATGCGAGTCCTGAAAGAACGATTCGACGGATTGAAAGAAGCGACCGCTGACAACGGCAAGCAGCTCTCCGACATCAAACGGATTCTCTACCTCGGCATGGGCGGGCTCTACGTGCTCTACGTCGGCTTAAAGTTCGTCCCGATGCTCATCAAATAAAGGTCTATGGCGATGAAAACTTTCAAGGGGCTGTTTACCCCATCTCGAACTGCTTCCGTGTCGGTGCTCGTGCGAAACGACACGACCCATCGACCGATGCAGAATGTCACGTGCAACCTCATGCCGACGCTCGTGCGGCACGACACGATGGAGGGCAAGGATTACCTCGTTGTGCCCATGGTCATGCTGACGGAAGGCGTGCATAAAGGCTCAGAGGGTCCGCTCTACTACCCAAAGGACGAACTCTCCAAGACGCCGGCCGTTTGGAACCACAAGCCGGTGGTGGTCTATCACCCTGAAATCAACGGCGTGGGGGTTAGTGCCTGCCAGCCGGAGATCCTCACCAATCACAAGATCGGCGTGGTGATGAACACGCACTGGGAACAGAAGAGCGGCCGACTAAAATCCGAGGCGTGGATCGATCCGAGCCGCGCCGATGCCGTGGACCCGCGCATCATGGAGGCCATCAACAACAACACGGTGATGGAACTCTCCACGGGCGTGTTTGTTGATTCGGAGTCGGACCAGGGCGTCTGGGGCAAGGAGCAGTATGTGGGCGTGGCCCGAAACTACCGTCCAGACCATCTGGCTGTGCTACCCGATAAGATCGGAGCTTGCTCGATCAAGGATGGGGCTGGATTCCTGCGCAACCAGTCTTCGTCGCAGGCGAGCGGCAGCGGAAGCAACGGCGTTTTCAAGAGCCCGGACGCTTACGGCCCGCAGGGTCAGTATCAGGTCTCCGGGATGAACCCGCCCAAGCAGAAGGGCGGACGGCTTTCGAAGGTGGAGCGCGAAAACCAGAAACGGCTCAAGCAGGCGATTGGCCCAGGCGACCCGTCCACCTACGAACCAGGTGTGGCCGGCGAATCGTCTTTGCGGCTCCAGCAGGAAGGTGAGCCCACTCAGAACGCGGCGCAGGGCGGCTTTCTCGTGACGGAATCTGACGGCACGGAGCATCTCCCGACTACCACCGGCGGCAAACCGGATCACCGACTGATGGGCGCGGCCTGGGCAGCTCTGCACGGCGGCTATCGCGGCAGCAAATACGGCGGACCGAACAAGCAAGCGGCCATCGCCAAGCTCAAAAAGCTCTACAAGTCGGAGGGCATGGATCTTCCCGCCGGGAACGAGGAAGGGCGCCTGGCTCGGCTCGTGGCCCTGATGGCCCAGAAGCTTGGCATAACTGCCAACGAGGACACCGAGCTGCCCTTCGATTACATCCGCTCGCAGCTGTCGGATCGCATTTGCGACGACTGCGGCTGCAACGCTGAATTCTACACCGGTCCGCGCCCGTGGATCGTGGACGTTTACCCTAATTTCTTCATCTACGAATACAACGGCGAGCTTTACCAGCTCTCCTACACCACGTCGGATGAAGGCGTCACCCTCGGTGACGAAGACCCCGTGGAGGTGGAAAGAACCCCTCCGCAATATCGCCCGGTCCAGATGGCGGCCGGCGGTCCGAACAGCAACACAAACCACACCATGAACAAAGAACAACTGATCACCCAGCTCATTGGGAATAGCAGCGGTGCTCTGACGGAGGCTGACCGGCCGCGGCTGAACGCCTTCTCGATCGAGCAGCTCAAAAAGATCGGCTTCGCGCCGATTGCCAACCAACAAGCCGGCGCTCCCGTGACCAACGCAGGCAAGGGCAAAGACGCCGCCGACAGCGAAGATGACGACGAGGATGAAGACGGCCAGCCGATGGCCAAGGGGAAGAAAGGCAAGAAGGCCAACAATCAGGCCGAGACCCCCATCACCGTCAACGAATACATCGAAAACGCTCCCGGCGAGGTGCGTGAGATTCTCAGCAACGGTTTGGCGGCCTATAACGAGGAAAAGGCCACCATTGTGAAGAAGCTCGTGGCCGTGAAGAACAGCGGATACACCGAGCAGGAACTCTCCTCCAAACCGCTCGGCGAACTGCGCAAGTTGGCGCGCCTGGCTAAGGTCGACGCTCCGGCCGCCGCACCGCGCATGGACTTTAGCGGCATGGCCCCGCTCGGCAACGACACACCCGACCAGGAGGCGCTGGTGGCCCCCACCATGAACTTCACCCGCACGGAAACGACTGCGGTTGCGGCCAAGTAATCGAGACCTCGAAACCCTCAACACGACACTAACCAACCCAGAGAGGAAAAACTCACAATGTCTCTTTTCCAATATCCCGATCAACAGTTCCCGAAGCGGGTCCATCTGCTCGGCAAAGGGCGCCATGAGGAAGGCGTCGCTGGCGGCACGATTACGCCCGGCCAACTCATTGAGCTGAACAGCTCCGGCAATTATGTCGTTCACTCCAGCTCCGGCGGCTACGCCGAAAAGGCGTTCGCGATCGAAGATGCGTTGCAGGCCCGCACGCTCGACGACGATTACGCAGCGGATGAGCGCGTGTCCTTCGTGCTCGCGCAACCGAGCGACGTCGTTTACGCCTGGCTGGCCGATGGGGAAACGGTCGACTCCGGCACGTTCCTCGAAAGCAACGGCAACGGCGATCTCAAGGAGCACTCCAGCGGCGCGGTCGTCGCCGTGGCCCTCGAAGCCGTTGACCTGAGTGCATCGTCCAACACCACCCACGGGCGCTTGCGCATCCGCGTGCTGTAATTCCCAGCGACCTCGAACAAAACAACCACCAAGAAACTCTTAAACGCACACCCCAATATGGACCTTATCTACAACGGACAAGCTCAAGGGAGCGTGGCCTCGAGGCTGCTGAATAACGGCTTCGACATCTCCGCGATGCGCCCCTACCTGGGCAATGACGGCCGGGAATACATCACCGTCAATGACAACGGCAAGATGGTGGCCCGACCGGTCACCAATGCGGGCGCCACCCTGCGCTTCCAGGAATGGAAGCAGATCGATGACGCCGTGATCATGTCGGCTCGCCGGCAGATGCGCGTCGTCGCCGATATCCGAGGAGCCGGCCTCACCTACGGCATTCCGAACGGCATGGGCAAGACGGTGCTCGTCACCCAATCGATGACCGACATCACCGATGCGAGCATCAGCATGGACCCCTCCCAAACGAGTGAAGGCGATCGGCCGGAATTCGACTTGGTGAACCTGCCGCTCCCAGTGGTTCACAAGGATTTCTCCTTCAACGCGCGCCAGATTGCCACCTCGCGCAACAACGGAACCCCGATCGATGTGTCCATGGCGGAACTGTCCGCCAAGCGCGTGGCCGAGGAAGTGGAGAAGATGACCCTCGGCACGCTCGACTCGTTCACCTACGGCGGCGGCACTGTCTACGGGTTCACCAACTTCCCCAAACGGATCACGGCCACGCTGACCGACCCCACATCCAGCAGCTGGACCCCGCAGACGCTGATCCATGAGATCATCGCCATGCGCCAGCAGTCCATCAACCGGTTCTACTACGGGCCTTGGATGGTCTACGTCAGCCCCGGCTGGGACCAATACCTCGACGAGGATTACTTCCACATCGATGCCTCCGTCGGCACGGCCCAGACGCTGCGCGAGCGCCTCAAGAAGGTGGAAGGCGTCCAGGACATCCGCACCGCCCACTTCCTGGAAGACATGCAGATCGTGATGGTGCAGATGACGTCCGATGTCGTCCGCATGGTCATCGGCATGGACGTCACCACGCTCCAGTGGGAGTCCATTGGCGGCCTCAAGATCAACTTCAAGGTCATGGCCATACTCGTGCCGCAGCTGCGCTCGACGGTGACCAACATTGCTGGCCATGTCACGGGCATCGTCCACGGTGCCGTTGCTTAAACGCTTTTCGTTCGGTTCAGCGTGATCGAAGAAACTAGGCAAACTAACCCAACGAAAAACAGACAACCATGAAGTTCAAACTCACAAACGGCCTGCACGTCCACGGCAAGCGCGTGTTCAGCGAAGGCTCTGTCATCGATTCCCCCTCGGATCTCACCAAGATTTTCAAGGGGAAATTCGAGAAAGTCGCATCGGAAACACCCGCCCAAGCTGTGCCACTACCGGGCGCGGTCCAGAAGCCGGCCGGTAAAGCCAAGTGATCAATGCCCCGGACCACACCAACAGCCGTTGCAGGGATCATCTCGGTCGACGCTGGCGTTGACCTGTACCCCTTCATCGAGGTTGCCAGTTCGCTGGTGACTGAATGGTGTGCTCCGGGAATTTCCGATAGCGCTCGGTTGGAAATGATCGAGCGCTATCTGGCCGCTCACCTCTACGGCCTGCGTGACCAGCAAGTCCAATCCGAAGCGGCCGGCGGTGCCAGCGCCACTTACCAGGGGAAGACAGACTTTTTCCTGGAAGGAACGCAATACGGCCAGACGGCCATATTGCTTGATTCCACCGGCAATCTCGCCCGCATCAACAAGCGGCTGCCGATTCAACCCGGCCTGTTCTGGGCCGGGAGCAACAAGACCACCTGCGCCTAACCGTGAGCAAGTTCTGGATTCCAGATCCGATTTGGAAGGACGAGGACGCCATCATCATTGGTGGCGGGACCTCGCTCGCTTCATTCGACTTTGCGCGGCTCGCTGGTCGCAACGTCATTGGCGTCAATGACGCTTTCAAGCTCGGCAACCGGATCGTCCAGTGCTGCATCTTCGGGGACGCCTCCTGGTATCACAAGAACGAGTCGATGCTGCCGTCGGCCGGAATGCCGATCATCTCCGTTGCACCGGCGCTGACGGATCTCCAGTTCCCCTGGCTGCACCATCTCCCGCGGGAAAAGTCCGGTCTCCACAAAGACCGATGCGGTTGGAACTTCTGCACGGGCGCAGCTGCCGTCAATCTGGCGCTCCTGTTCGGCGCGAGGCGGGTTTTCCTGCTCGGCTTCGACATGCAGAGCGGCGCTGACGGTCGCCCCCACTGGCACTACTACAACGATCACAAGATCAAGGAATTCTCGTTCCATCGGTTCCAGCAGGGCTTCAACGCCATCGCGGCGGACCTGGTGAAGTTCCCCGGCGTGCGCGTTTTCAACGTCACGGAGGGAGGATCGAGGCTGGCCGTGTTCCAGAAGATCACCACCGAGACTTTCTTCCGCTGCCTCAACGAGACTCCGAAGCTCCAGGAGGTGGCCGCGTGAGCCTCAGCTTCGCTCGACGCCAGCGCAATCAGACGGCCATCTACTGGCGAGCTGCCGGAACGGACCGTTATGGCCGCCCCACCTTCGAAGCACCCACGGAGATAAACTGCCGTTGGGACGATCAGGAACAGGTGCTGCGCGGCCCGCAGGGCGTGACGCTCACTTTCAACGGCGCGGTCTACGTCGATCGACAAATGGCCATCGGCGATCGGCTGAAGAAGGGCGCGATGGAGTCAACGACGCCCGACGACCCGACGGAAGACAAGGACGCGATCGCCGTGCAACGGTTCGACGCCACTCCGGACATGAAGGGGCGAGCGTCGATCTATCGGGCTTACCTCTAACCGCCATGGCCACCATCAACGCATTTCAAGGCAGCGTGAGCGGGCAGAAAGCGGTGGTCTCTGCGCTCCAAAAGCATAATGAGGCCATGGGGAAGAACCTGGAGACCGTTCTGAAAAAGAGCGGGCTCAATCTCCAGCGAGCCAGTCAGCTGATGGTCCCGGTCAACTTCGGGATTCTCAAAAGCAGCGCCTTCACCCGCAGTGAAGGCACAGGCGTTAAGACCGTCGTAAGCATTGGCTACACCGCGCGCTACGCACTCTACGTGCATGAGGCGGTGGATATGAAGCTCAAGGGTAAGCCGCGGCCGAATGACAACGGCACCCGGATCGCTCTTAGCCGAGCCATAAATGAGGGAGGTGAAAGCCTTCGCAAGTTCGCGTTCCAAGCCGGGATGTCAGAGGAGGAGTTTGTGAAGCGATTCGGTAAGCGCTATGGCGCGATGCCGAAAACAGATCGGCCCCACAATCGCGGCTATTTCTGGGACCCACAAGGCCAAGCGCAAGCCAAGTTCCTTGAGGCTCCATTCAAACGGATGGCCCCGCAGATCACGTCCGATATCGCGGAGGCGCTTAAGCCATGACGCTCATCGAAGATTCTGTGGCCGATATAGTGCGCCAATTCCTCATTGATGGAGGCCTGGGTCAGTCGAATCTCGCGTCCGACTGGGCTGTCTTCGTCGGCCAGATGCCCGACCAACCGGACAAAGCCATCTGCGTTTACAGCGGGCTCGGCCGAATCGACGGGCGCATCATGCGGACCGGGGAGCAGGTGGAACATCCGGGCGTCCAGGTCATCGTGCGCGGCACGGACTATCCGAGCGCTGAGCATAAGAGCCGCGAAGTCGCCCTCGGATTCGACGGCCAACGCGGGTCCGTTGTGCAGATGGCCTCCGACCGTTTCTACACGCTGCTCAACATCTCCAGAGAAGGGGCAGTGCACCCGCTCGGCATCATGGAGGACGATCGGCGGCGGTATCACTTTTCGATCAACGCGGTTCTGACTTTGAAGGAGGAATCATGAAACCATTTAGCTGGAAACCCTTCTCGATCACACCGGAACAATTCTGGAGTCAGATCGGGGTGTTTGCTTATAGCAACTCCGAATCCCTCATCGGCGTTACCTCGCTGGTCTTCAATGGCACCACCAACCGCGAAGGTATCGACATAGAAAACGTTCCGAATCTGGTGAGCTTTGATGCCCGGAATCTCTCGGCGATTACAGGAGGGTATTTTGAACTAAGTGGGTGCCCCTTACTGACGACGATCAATTTGAGTGCGCTGGTGAGCTGTGCGGGTGATTTGAACATTTCCAGCAACGCCGCCTTAACGACGATCAATCTGGGTGCCTTGGCTGTATTGGCGTATCGGCTAATCGCTTCGGGGTGCGCTCTTGATGCGGCAGAAGTAAATGCAGTTTTAGCAAGGCTCGTCGCAGCGACGTCAGATGGGTCAACCCCTTGGGCAAACACAGTCGACCTCTCTGGTGGCACCAACGCCGCCCCCACCGGCCAAGGAATCACGGACGCCGCCACACTCGTGGGGCGCGGAGCGACAGTAACGACGAATTAAGGACACTATGTCACTCCCAGCAAACCAACTCCGGTTGGACGATGGCTTTTCAACAGTCATCGAGTTCGCCAACCTGCCCTCGATCAAACTCTTTGAAAAAGAGGTAACGCCCATCGGTTACTCCGGTGGCGCCAAGATCGACACCACCACGATGCGCAACACGGCCTACAAGACCGGTGCGCCCCGCAAACTGAAAGAGCTGACCAAGATGACAGCCACGGTGGCTTACGCTACGGAGATTTACCCGCTCATCTGGGCACAGATTAATGTCAATCAGCTGATCACGGTTTCCTTCCCGGACGGGTCGGAAGTCGAGTTCTATGGCTGGCTCAGTGACTTCGCCCCGGCCGCGCACAAGGAAGGCGAGCAGCCGACGGCCACCGTGACCGTGGAGACGGGCATGCGCGATCCGGACGGCAACGAAGTCGCCCCGATCTACAACGGCCCTGACGAAGAGAGCAGCGGCGACTAAAGACACGCTTTTGCCGCAGCGCACGCCCCAACCACCCAGCGGGAGTGCCCCTCATGAACGCGGATGTCCCTGACCCATCCGGCGCATGAGGGGCCTCTTGGGGCCGCTCCGCAAACACACCACCACCCACCAACCACATAACTGATCGCAATATGAGTGAATTGAAGCTGAGCCTGGCGGCATCGGCCGTGCAGGTGATCATCCAGAAGACCGATGGAACGGAAGACGCGCTTGAGTTGCGCGAAATGACGGCGGCCAATCGCGACCTTTACATGGACGCGCTCAAGAACCGGCTGGACATCAATGCGGACGGCTCCACGCGAGGCATCAAACGTTTCAACGAGCTGCAAGGGGACCTCATCAGCCGCTGCCTGTTCCGAACCGGCGTGGCAGTGACCCTCAAAGAAATCCAGCAATGGCCATCTTCGGTGGTCCAAGCCCTCTACAACGCCGCACAGAAGCTCAACAAGATCGGCAAGGAAGCGGGTGACGTGGCGGACGACTCAAAAAACGAATGAAGGGTGAGAGGTGGGAGTGGTTCAGGGTTGCCTCTCACCTCAAGATCCCAGTCGCAGAGTTAAAAGCGCGGATCACCTACAGCGAGTTTGCGGATTGGCTGACGTTCCTAATCAAGGAACAGATCGAGCGCGACATGAAGCAGGAATACTACCTCGCCCAGATCGCCGCCGAAGTTCGCCGCGGCTGGGTGGCCAACCCGCGCAAGGTCCAGACAAAGGACTTCATCATTGAGTTAAAGCCGCCCACTGCGCCGGCGGACCGCATCAAAAAGAGCAAATCGGCTTGGGGCGGATTCCTTGGGATTCGGATGGCGCCGAAGAAAACGACCGCATGAAACGACCTGCTTCCGTTCTTACACTCACCCTGCTGGCGCTTGGCCTGATCGGCTGCGCGAGCCCGCATGCCAGCCTCGACCCTAACGGCGCTTACTCAGCCTCAGCCTACTACCAGATCGGCGGCGGGGTCCTTTACGGCTGGGATGGGTCCGCCTGGTATGCGCTACGCACTCCGCAGTTTGACCGCGGGAGCATTGGTGGATCAGGTGTCAGCAGCGCCGAATGCTGGATCAAAGTCGGAGGTGATCGGAACCAGTGTTACATGCGCACCGGGTCGAGCTTCGAGGATAACAGTGTGCCGCCCGTATTCGTGCCCTACTGAGCCCCTATGAAACGACGCATCCAAGTCTCCATTCAATTCCTCACGGCCGCCCTATTGTCTGCGTCACTTGGTTGGCTGGCGGGGTCACTGCTCTCCGGCTGCAATAAGGCCCCCACAGTCGCCCCTGGCACCATCTCGATCAGCGACACCACCGTCAAATCGACGCTGTTTGACCTGGGGGTGAGCGAGGCGACGGCGGCCGTGTGCCTCAGCAACCCGTCCTACACCATTCCCGAGCGCGAATGGGTTACAGGCCCGTTTGCGACAGCGTTCCGTGACTGGGCAGCCTCACAAGGACTGCGCTACCAAAAGGATGAGGAAGACTGCAAGACGTTCACACGGGCGGCGGCGTTTTATGCCGAAGTCCTGCACGCCAAAGACCCAGCGGCGCAGCCAGGCACCGCTATCGCCGTGGGCGAGTTCTGGTATATCAGCCCGCAGGGCGGCCATGCCGTCAACGTGGTCCTGATTCAAGACGCTTCACCGCAGAAGTATCGGCTGATGTTCTTCGAGCCGCAGACGCAGCTGGAGGTGAAGCTCACGCAACAGGAGATCGAAAGCTGCATTATGTGCCGGATCTGAACCTGAACCAACCAAATGCCCTCCAACACCCTACTCGGCACGCTGGTCGTAAAGCTCTCCGCTGATGGCGCAGAGCTGATCAGCGGCTTTAGAGAGGCTCAGGAGACAGTCGAGAGCGGGTCAGAGGGGATGATGAAGGCGGTCGGGCTGATGGGGGGCACCATCGCCACGGTATTGGCAGGCATCGCTGGAGAAGCGCTGAACGAGTTCTCCAAGTTTGAGGACGCGATGCTCAAGCTGCAATTCACGCTGGGCTCGTCGCCGGAGATCGTGAATCAGTTCTCCAATGCCTTCATGAAGCTCTCCTCCGAAATCCCCGTGAGTTCGGAGGAGTTGGCGAAGCTGGGCGGGACGGCTGCTCAGCTCGGCGTGGAGAAGAACAACATTGTCGAGTTCACTAAGACAATGGCGGACTTCGGGGAAGTCAGCGGCATGAGCGCCGACCTGGCTGCTCAGGAATTCGTGAAGCTGGCCAACGTTTTGGAGGTGCCTCAGAGCCAGTTCGATAACTTCGCATCCACGGTGGTGGCCCTCGGTCATAACAT